GATGATAGTGCAGCCGCAGCAGACTTTGAAATACCTGGTGTAGATAATAGAGAGTTAGCTCTCTACATTAAGAATGAGTTAGAATTTGACCAGCTCATTTTAGAATTTTATCGCGATAACGAACCGACGTCGGGCTGGATACATTGTTCATACTCTACTAATTCTAATAGAAATCAATCCTTGAGAGCTTTTAGAGAAGATGGTAAAGTCATGTACAAACCATGGCTGGAGTAAATTTATTTGTAAAAGAAAATTATCTTACAAAAGAAGAGGCACAGTTTTCAGAAGATTGGATAATAAGTAATCAATTACCTATGACGTATTTAGGTAACGAAAACTTATTTCATATTCTAAGAAATTTTGAGACTAAAGCTATTCAAAGTGATAATAACTTTTTTTTCGAAAATATAACAAAAAGATTCGCAAAAGAATGTGGCATTAAAATAAATACTTTTTTAAAAGCTACTATAAATGTAAATTTTCCTCAAAAAACAGAACATTCAAAACCACAAACATCACATAATTTTCAACATTATAATTGCATAATATATCTAGAAGATGCAGATGGGGATACAGTGGTTTTAGATAAGCATTATGATAAACCTAAGAAAAATAAAATTTTATTATTTGGTCCATATGAACACTATAATTTTTATCCAAAATATGGTAGAAGAATAATAGCAATAATAACTTTTAGGTAATATGGCAATATCAAGATCACAAATGACAAAACAAATTTCTACTCCACCTATGAAGAAGAAATTTAAAAAGAAGAAAAAAAATAAAAAGAAAAAGTGAGACATAACATTTTTTCTATTCCTATTTTTATTTCTCAAATAGATACTAAAAAATTAAATCTTAAGTCTAAAGAACTCAAGAAGACTTGGTTAAGTCAAACTATTTCTAATTATGAATCTAATGAAAATAAAAATTTAGATAATAAAACAGGACAATATCTTTTATCGGTAATTCATGATGCGATGCATGAATATTTAGAAGGTAGAAAATTTTCTATGAGTCTAAAAGATATTTGGATAAATGTTTATGAGCAAGATGATTATCAAGAGACACACACTCACCCTGGATCTCATTTCTCTTTTACAATCTATAAAAAAATAGATAGGCCACATACAATTTTTTTTCATCCAGTAAAAAACATAATACAAAGTTATTATCATCAACCCTTTCCAGAGCTAGATCATTTTTATGCTCCTAATTGTAAACAAGGAGATATAATAATTTTTCCCAGTTTTCTTGAACACATGGTTACAAGAAGTAGTGCTTGCGAAACTATCTCTGGTAATATATTAATTAACTATGAGTAAAGATCCAAAAAAAGGCACAGGTAAAAAACCTAAGGGTTCTGATAGACGACTTTATACTGATGAGAATCCAAAGGATACCGTAAGCATAAAATTTGCCACAACAAAAGACGCTAGAGACACTGTCAAAAAAGTTAAAAATGTAAATAAACCTTTTGCAAGAAAGATACAAATATTAACAGTGATGGAGCAGCGTGCTAAAGTAATGGGTAAAAACGAGGTGGTAAAAATTGCAAAAGCCGGTAAAGAATCCATACGCAGCAAGCATAAGGTCTAGCATCTTTAGACAACGCGTGGTAAAATCTAAGAAGTTGTACGACCGCAAAAAGGAGAAAACATCTCTCAAAGTGGCCACTAAAGAAGGAGAACAAAATGACTAAATTATGCCCTAGAGGTAAAGCTGCAGCGAAGCGAAAATTTAAAGTGTACCCCTCAGCATATGCTAACGCATACGCTAGTAAAATTTGTGCGGGTAAAATTAAAGATCCATCTGGTGTAAAGAGAAAAGATTTCAAAGGACCTAAACCTGTCAAAACGGGTGATTTAATTAATACAGAGTATCAAGGTAAATTTATAAAAGCTAATCTAGATGGAATGGAAGTATCTAACAAAAGCAAAGTAGACTATTACGGCGACTTGTTAAAATGAATGAGAAAAAAGGTATAAACGTTGGAGGTGGAGTTACTCTAGATGATGATGATTTTGCAACTACTCCAGGTGTAAAATTTACTGTTAGTAAAAAGGGAACTACAATAGGCGCAAGAGCTGAAAAACCCTTCAGTAAAATAGATAAGAGAAATATTAATAGTGCAATAGGTTTTGATGTAAGAAAAGAAAGTAAGGACTCTGCTTTTGGATTATCTGGAACTAAACAAGGTAAATCAAAAAGAATAGAATTTACATTTCAAAAGTCATTTGCAAAAGGAGGACTAAAAAAATGGTTCGATCAAAAATGGGTAGATATTGGGAGCAAGCGAAAAGATGGCTCGTATGCACCCTGTGGCCGTTCAAAACTGAAAGAGGACAGAAAACGGAAGTATCCAAAGTGCGTGCCTGCTGCCAAAGCAGCAAGGATGACAGACTCACAGAGGAGGAGTGCCGTTGCAAGGAAAAGAGCTAAAGCTCAAGGAGTTGGTGGTAAGCCAACGAATGTGAGCACCTTTACTAAGAAATATTATGGGGGTATGATAGAAATATGAGCAAAAAACCAAACGTAAAACCATTAATCAAACCTGGTTTATTTTTAGCTTTTAAAGGTAAAGCTAAAGATTTTAAAGGTATGAAAGACTTAAGACCTGGTAAAAAAACTGGACCTGGATTTTCGGGTAAAAAAAGAATTGGTGGTATTATGAAAGCTAAATCCGGTGATGAGGCAAAAATTAAAAAAGTAATTAAGGGATTAAATAAAGCATCTAAAACACATGCTGCACAAGCAAAGGTATTAAAAACTGTAAAAGCAAGTAAAGGCAAAATTATGAAATATTCATCAGGAATGTCTCCAGAGAGCGCTAAAGCTACAGCATTTGCAAAAGACAAATTAGAAAAATTAGATAAAGGTATTTACGAAACTGGTTCTAAAATGAAAGGTAGATTAGCAGCTGGTATAGCTAAAGTAAAAGCTGCTACAGCAAAATTAAAAGATTTTGCAAAATCTAAATTTAAACCAAAAGCCGCAACTAAAGTTGGTGAGGCTACTAAAGCAGCTAGTAAGGCTATAGGAAGTGGAACTGGTAAAGCTTTAGTAACTGCTAATAGAGCAAGGGCGTTTAAGGCTTTGAGATTTGCGAGGGCTGCTACTCCAATAGGAGCTGCAACACTTGCTATATCAAGTATTAAAAAATTTGAACCAGGCAAAAGTCCACAAGAGATGGCTAGAAAAGCGTATATCAAAGGTGGACAAGATCCAGATAAAGCTATGATGGAAGCTGGTGATATATCAAATATGATGGACTATGCAAAACCAAAGAAAAAAAACACAGGTGGAATGGTGGTTGGCAAAGGTGCTGATTACATCAAAGACCTAATATAAGGAGGAAACAATGGCAGAAAAACTAAAAATGGTAACTAACAAAGAGGGCAAGAAAGTTCCTTTCTACGCAGCTGATGGAAAAGGCAAAATGAAAGCTGGTGGATTGAAAGAGGACATTGCTAAGATTAAAGCAAAAAAAGGTGGTAAAATACCTCCACAGCTTCGTGAACACATCATGAAGAAAAAGAAAAAAGCTAAGAAGAAGAAAAAGAAAATGATGAAAAAAAGAGCAGGGGGCTTTATTCAATCTCACGATAGTTACATTAGAGATTTAATAAATTAATTATGTATGGCGACTTCAGGAACAAATGCATTCGATTTAGATATAGACGACATCATCGAGGAATCGTATGAGCGTTGCGGAGTCCGTACAAATAGTGGATATGATTTAAGATCTGCTAGAAGAAGTTTAAATTTACTTTTTTCTGAATGGGGAAACAGAGGAGTACACCTCTGGAAAGTATCTTTAAACACACAAGCTTTGACGGCTGGCACTTCTGATTACACCGTTCCCGCAGCAGTGTCAGACGTTCTTGAGGCTTATATTTCAACTACAAGCACACAAACTGCAAGCACTAATGATGTGTCTCTAACAAAGATTGATAGATCTGCATATGCAGCTTTACCTAACAAAGGTGCTACAGGACAACCGTCACAATATTTTGTGGATAGACAACTAACACCAAAAATTAGTTTATATTTAAGTCCAGACGCTTCTACTTTTACACATCTAAAATTTTACAGCATTAATAGAATTCAAGACGTTGGTGCTTACACTAATCAAACAGATTTACCTTTTAGATTTTTACCATGTATGTGTTCTGGACTAGCTTACTATTTATCAATGAAAAAAAATCCACAGTTAACAGATAAATTGAGATTGTATTATGAAGATGAATTACAAAGAGCTTTAACACAAGATGGACAAAGAACGTCTGTATATATTTCACCACAAACTTATTATGGAGATGGAGTCTAATGGCTAAATACGCAACAGGTAAATATGCAAAAGCTATTTCTGATAGATCTGGTATGGAGTTTCCATACACAGAGATGAGAAAAGAGTGGAATGGTTCTTTTGTTCATGTTTCTGAATTTGAACCTA